ATCCGATATATTAAATCCAGTGCTTGCGGCTTTTATCTCTATGTATTTCGCGAGCGTGGGAGTAACAACAGCGCACCAATCGCCAACTTCTTCAACATTGTTATCCCGAAGGACTTTCGTCATTCCGGCAAACAAGTCAATTATATTGGTTGACGCGGCTGTTATCTGTCCAGTAGAACTATCAGCTAATACAGAATTTCTATTTACCGCCGACAATCCTACGCTTGCTCCGCCGGTAATCTTCGTGAAAGCGAATGTATCTATCGCATTTTTTAACTGATAGCCGGCATCGCTGACAAGTTCAGTGGCAACATCAACATTGGTTTGTATTTTTTCCACATCATCAACATAACTCATACAATACTTCATTGTAGATACATTGATAGTATCGTATGTCCAAATCTGATTGGTGGCAGACATATCTGTTCCAGGCGTATAAACCTTTGCAGATACATTATTCACCTTTGGAATTTGGATTGCTTTGCCTAAAGGAAGATACCTTTCCAGTCTGGTATTACAAACCTTAAATGAAACTGCCTGTTTTCTTACTTGTTGCTGAACAAGCGAACTCCAAATTGTGGGCGAAATAGCTGTAGTATAACCATAGTTATTTACTACATTAGGCATATTATTCCCTTGCTCTTTCCATTTTCAACGAACCTATTTGATGTCAAAATTCCTTCCCAAACTGGTCCTAAAACCTGATTCGTTAAGTATTTTTTCTTCTTCATCAAATGTTTTTGCCTCTTTTAACCTTTCTTCAATGGTTTTTGGCTTTTCTGATTCAGGTTGATTAGTGTTAGGAGCAAGAGATTTTTCTTTTGCGACCTTTTCTCTTTTTGCCTGAATAGCAAGACGCACCATTTCGTTTTTCTCGGCATCCATTATTCCCTTAATATCTTTTGTTGGAGCATTCTGAATAATAAATTCAGTTTCCTCTTCAGAATAATCTTTAAGGGATTTGCCTAAACGAATAGTATCCATAGGGTCGTTTGTAGTTTCCCAAATTTCTTCATCTTCGGAATTTTTTGGTTTTGAAGTTTCAAGATTTTTTACTTTTTCTTCCAACTTCTTTGCCTTATCCCTCCAATGAGCTATTTGGGCATCCCTTGTTTGGATTTCTTTGTCTTGCTCGTCTGATTTTTCTTCAAGGTTTTCTCCAGGTTCTGATTTTTCTTCAAGGTTTTCTCCTTGTGGAGATTCTATGGTCTCCTTATTTTCTTCTTCCATAATGCTTTTTTAAGGTTTAGTCCTTATGTCATTTTTACGGGGTTTTGTCCCCAACGACCTTATTTCTTTTTAATCCATTTGCGTTTGATTTTTACTTCTCCCGCATAAGATTTTCCATTTTTAAAACAAATATGAATATATTTTCCTTTGCCAAGAATTTTGGTTCTGACTCTTCCTCCTTCCGATACGCATTTTTCAAAATCAACCGGCATATTATTTACCACTTTATTTATATTGATTAAATTTTTTTTCTGTCGACTTTTTAAAAACAAGCGAATCTTTTATTTTTTTTAATATCTTAATCGCCTTTTCTCTTGCCCAGTATTCGTCAATAGTTTTCCCTCCCTGAACGCTGTCTAAATTATCAATTTCTTCTTCCAAAAAATCGGAAACAGCTTCCGCCTGCGGCATTTCTCTGAAATCTTTTAATAATTCCTCCCGTATTTTTTTATCCATTATTTTATCTGCGGCATTTCCGCCATTACCGGATTATTGGGCATAACCGGTCTTGAAACTCCTCCTCCGGCTTTTCCTTTTTCAAGAGTTTGCTCTAACTGAGGTTTTATTTGTCCCATAAAATCTTCCATTCTTACTCCGCCAGATTCAAGATATTTTGAAAAGAATTTTCGTTTTATCGGGTCTTCCAAAATTGTCGAGTCGGCTGTAATCGCCTGAAGTCCTCCAAATAAAGTAGCTGTATAAACTCTTGTGTCTTTGCTTTCTCCAGTTATTTCAATTTCAATCTGGTATTTAACATCGCTATAAAAATTTTTAGGAATAGGCAATAACATCTCTTTTCCTTCTTTCATTGTTCCTTCAACTGCAATGCCAACGACTTCTTTATCACTTTCTGTCGGAAAGGGATTTCTTCCCGTCATACTTTTAATAGCGAGTTTTACAATTTCTTCATTTATCTTAATTCCCTTAATCATTTGCACATAGGTATCTAAATCTTCTCCTATCAATCTCAAACTATGTTCTGCCGTTGATTGTTTCTGAAAATTTGGAATTATCACATCATAAAGCATTTCCTTAATATCCAAAGCGATATTTTCTCTTATTTGGTCAAAATAACTTAAACTCATTGTCGCTGCTATCTGGGCCGAACCCAGAGGAGTTCCAGCCGGCAATCTTTCTCCCTGAATAACATCGTAAGATAATGTCAGTTCATCTCTGTTAGCAAGCCATTTTTTTGTTTCTTCGTTAAAATAGGCAAGATTTCTGTCGGGAATCGGTATTTCTTGTATTAACTGGTCAACTCCTAAAACCTGAAAATTCTCCGCGTCTTTTTTAAGATTCTTGTTATAATTAGGGTCAAGCGTTTGGAATAAAATCATTCCTCTGGCATAAGTCGCTTTGGCCTGAACATTAACAAGTTCGTTTTCTCTTATCTGCGGGTCAAATAATAATTCCACCACACCTACTCCCAGCCATCTTCCAGGAATTTTATTTAAATGAAACTCCCAATAAGGATGTTTTTCAATTTCTTCCGATTTAAGTTCAATTCCTTTATGAGGAATAACCATTCCTGCCTGGTCACTTTCATCTTTTCCCACATCGGCAATATATACCCGCCTATAACTCCAGTTTCCTTTATTATCTTCTACTTCTCCGTATCTTTCATAAACCATAAGATGTTTTGCGTCAGGAGTTTCTCTATATAACTTTACAGCCTCTTCAATTTTACTTTTATCAATTGCTAAATCTTTCATCGCTTTCCTAAAATTCATTACCGTATATGGATGTTTTTCAATTATATAATTTGCTCCGCTTAAAGTATCGGCAGATTGTTCAACTATAAAATTTCTTAAATCAACAAAATATAGATTGTTATTTATTATTTTAATAACCACTGAACCAAATATGGGCAATTCTTTAAAAATCCTGTTTAAAACTTTTCCGAAATTCTGGTTTTTCATCCATTGCTTTAAATCGCGTTCAAAATACCAAGTCTTTGCAGGATTTCCTCCGTCTGCGGTTAAAATACGAATATCTTTTGTGTCAAAGTCAATGGCTTTTGTATGAACCTCACAGGGATTTTTTACAATATTAAAAAAGTATTTCTTATCTCCTTCAATATCAATATCTCCTGTCTGAAATTTTGAATTATAATAAAAATAAATAGTTTCAATGGTTTCTTTCTGATTAAACAAAAAATTGGGAACTATTTGAATTCTTTTGTTTTCGTAATTATATTTCTCCTCGTTTATCAGTTTTAATATATTTGTGTTTTGCAATTCAGTCATTTTATTAAATCTCGCCATTTCGGCAGGTCTTTAAATTCTTTATCTTCCGAGAAATTTCTGTTTTCGTTTAATACCCAGTCAACTCCAAACTGAAGCGGCTGGTTTATATCTCCTGTATCTATTATATTTATATTTTTCCAAGCGGTAAGTTTTCCATCAATTTCCACAAAATCAAATTTTTTAACCCACAATGGAAGTCCCGCTTTTTTTAATTTTAAATTAACCATTTCATTTAGTCTATACGCTTCTTCTTTGTCCCGCGCTCCCCAAAAGTTTGAAGGAATAAGCCAAAAAGTAAAACCATTTATCAACTTTTGAGAAAACAATGTTTTTCTTAAAGCCTCAATCCTATGGCATCCGTCTATGATAAAATACGGCTCTTTATATTGGTCATAAGTCAAAACAGTCAAATCATATCTTTCGGGATAAATTTTTGTCATCGGTCTTATTTCTCCTTTTTCGTAAGCTGCCAGTTTATCTTCCAGAGCTTCCCTGTCTTTGATATAATCAATTCTTTCCGTCCTGTCGTCATTATATTTAAACATTCCTATATTTTCCGGAGTAATCCTGAATTTTAAAACTTCTCCTGAATAAAACATTTATCTGTATTGAAAAAATTTTGGTTTATTATTCGCGTTTTCTATCGCCTTTCTGGCAAAGAAATCGTCAGAGGAAGTCGGTTTAAATTCCCAAAAAGCCAGCATCGTTGAAATAACATCGTCATCGTGAAATCCCCGCGAAGCCGAAGCTCCCTGCGAACTTGCTTCATCCTGATAAACAAACGATTTCATCTCTTCAATAGTATTCGCGTCATAGATTCTTATTCCTCCTTTTCTTAAAAGTTCTAGAAATCTTGATGTTAAAGCCTGTTTGGAAGCCCAGCTCATCACAAATCCAAGTTTTTCTGTTTCTCTTCTGTCTTTATAATCAAACTGCCTTCTTTTATAAATTCTTAAGTCCTTAATATGCTCCAATATGGCTGATTTATTCACTTCTGGAATTATCAAAGGCTTATTATATTTGTAATAAAGAAATTTTATTTTATCAGCCAGTCCGGGAATTGTGGTATATCCGTTGTATTTTGCCACTTTATGTCCCGAACCGGAAATAACAGTTATTGACGCCGGGTCTATTATTCCCTCCGAAGGATCCACTCCCATTCTGTAAATCTCATTATTTTTCGGTTCTTCATATATCTCGCATTCTTCTTTTATTTCCAGCGGCGCTTTTTTGCAAATTTCAAGTTTTTGGATATATTCTTTAGGAAAAACCGAACCTTTAATCATAATATCAGTCGTCCATTGGCCCAAGACAAATCTTTTCACATAATCATCTCCCATTGCTAGTTGATCTTTTAAATAATCTTCCGGCAGATGTTCTTTGTTTTCCAGCATTGAACTTTCAATTAATAAAATATCGTCTTCCTTTTTAGGAAGCCAAATCCCGTTCATATCCCTTCTTTGTTTTAATTTAAAGAACTGGTAAGCCCAAAAATTAGCCGGATTGCAAGTCATATTTCCTTGCCTTACGGGAACATCCATCTTTCTTAAACGAGAATTTAAACTTTCAAACACCTCATATTCAACTTCTTCAAGCTGGTCTATAAAATAAGCTCCCAGATTTAAACTTTTCAGTTTCTGCTGGGCTTTCTTAATATCAGCCATATTTCCCTGCTGCAAAGCGTCCAATCCGAATAAAACAATCTGGCTTCCATTTTTAAAATTTATCAGTCCGTCTTTAACCCTATAGTCATACCAGCCAGGAGGCATTAAATCAAACAAATCAGGCAAAATAGACCTGTCCAAATCAGAAAGCGTTTTCCTTCCCAAAAGCACTCTATTCTTGGGAAAACACTTGCAAAACAACACCATTTTTATATCCAAAGCCAAACTTTTTCCCGAACCATAACCTCCGCTGTTTAAACAATATCTTTTGCTTAAATTGGAAATGAACTCCGATTGCTTGTCATTCAATTCAATTCTTTTTTCTCTTAAAACAATTTCCTTTATTCTTTTTCCAGCCAGTAATTCTTTTCCGATTTCTTCCCATTTATTCATTAGGATTATTATTTTCTTCCGATATTGAATTTATAGAAACATTAGAAGAACCATTAACAACAACTTCTTCAGGTTTATTTTCAACAGCTTTTTCTTCCATAAACTGCTCTTTTTTTTCTTTTCTTAAAACCTTTTCCAATTCTTCCAAAGGAATAGTTAAGCTCAAATTCTTTCCTCTTTTGACAATTATAATCTTTAGTTTCATAGTTTTTTATTTCTAATTTAATAATCAGAATAAAACTAATTTTTAAGAATATGCGGGGGGACTATATCATAAATTTTAACAAAATCTTGACTTGCCTATCCTCCCCCCTCTTAACACTTTACCCTCAATATAATTCGCTTAATGTCAATTATGCGAACTTCTTTGCCTTATAATACGCTTAATTAAACGGATTATCTCTATATTTATTCTATATTTACCTTTATAAGCTATTTTATTTCTAACTTTCCAAGTTAACATTTACGTGTTTATGTGTGAGAATAGTAAATCCCTTCCCTTCCCTTCCCTTCCCTTCCCTTCCCTTCTTTATTCCTTCCCCTGTTTCATCTCTTCCTTCCTTCTTATCTTCCTATATATAACCCTTACATAACCTTCTTCTCCTTTTAGGTAGTTTATATTATCTTAACCTCCAAACCTCGCTCCTAAAGCATCGTAGAGCCTTGTTTTCCTTTCTAACTACTATTATCCAAGAAATTAAACAAGAATATCCCAAAGCCAGGGTAATCTCGCTCAAAGTA